GACGGGGGGTGTGATGGGGCTATCTGTGCAGTGCGGATGTAACTGTGCTTGGAACGTGCGATAACTGGAACTTCAACGCGTCCAACCAGTACGTCTGCGTTGGTGGCAAGCGTAAAGAAAAACGCATTATGGAAGGAGCGACGTCAAGCCTCATCTCCCACCTTGGGCAACTGAAACACTGCAATAATCACAACATCTATCGAATTTTATTCGACGGTGAGCGCCTTATGCGGTCGATCAAGAAGATTATCCGGCAGAAATAGCGAAAGGAGGAGCTATCTTGGAGTATGTATTTGGAACGCAGGGCGATGCAGAGGTCCTCAAAACAAAAGGAGATGCCCACACCGACCTAACGGGGTTTCATTCCATCGAACGCGCTTACCCTGACCAGACCATTACAGACAATTTCCGTATTGTCCGCAAGCTGGACAGCCAAGAAGATTCAGAGGGGAACTGCTACGATTGGTATGAAATCGACCATCATTATCGTATAACCGATAAAACTGGTCCCGTTGCGGAGCAGGTTGAAGCAATCGAAGCGGCTATTGAAAGGGGGCTAAATCTGTGAACGATAAAATGTTGAATGCGTTATCAAGCGCAATTTTTGTTTCTCGTATCACATTGGCGGGAAAGACGGTGGACACTGATGATAAAAAAATCCGGGCGTCTGGTCTTTATCCTGAATGGAGTATCGGAAAGCACTCGGCAGGCGACATCTATAACGCAAACGGTCAGACATGGGAATGTTATCAGGCATATGATAACTCAGTCTATCCGGATATTTGCCCTGACAATTCTGCGTGGTATACTTTTAATCGTCCGCTCCACGGCACTACACCGGAAACCGCCCGCCTATTTGTACCTGTACAAGGTTCGCATGATATTTACCGAAATGGAGAATACATGGTGTGGACTGACGAGAAAATCTATCGGTGCAAGGCTGATACAAACTTCTCCCCAGATGAATATGCAGCCGCTTGGGAGAGAATAGAAGAATGAAAGCTGTAGAACTTATCAAGGAACTAACCAATATTTGCGTCAAACAGGCTGAAATCATAAAGACACAGGCTTTTGTGATTGAACAGCTTGGGACGCAGTCAAAATAAGATGAAGCTCTCGCCGCCCGACTTCGGGAACTGGTCGGAGAGCGAATCGGAGAGGCGTGAGAACGCCTCTCTTATTATTTGTTGCAGGAGGAAAGCTATATGAACGAATTACTGCTTTGCCTCCTGAGCGGCGGCGTAGCCGCAGCTTGCGTTAAAGCTGCGGAGAGTATCATCACATGGAAACTGAACCGCAAAGCCGCACAGGAGGATAAAGAAGAAGCCAAGCAGGAAACCGAACAGAAGGACATTCAAGCCGTTATTGAGCAGCTTGAAAAGGACATCACCTCACTCCGTATCGGTGAGAAGGTTATCCTGTATGACCGTATTAAGTATCTTGGCAAGAGCTTTATCGACGACGGCGAGGTCGATTTTGATGACCGGCAAGATCTCGTAGATATGCACAGCGTCTACCATAACGAGCTTGGCGGGAACGGAAACCTCGACAGTCTGATGAAAAAGGTTATGGAGCTGCCAATCAAGTAAAGGAGGGTGCGATGAAGATTGTACTGATTATCGTGGCCTCCGTCCTTGCGGGGGCGTTCTTTGCCCTCCTTTTTGTCAGGTGCGTTAATAGCCGTTTGCGTCGTAAGAAACGCGGTGCAGACGGCAAGCACTTCAAGAAAGAAAAAATGGAGACCACAAAAAAGGCGATTTGGATTTGCCTCATAAACGGCTTTGCGTGGGTATGGTGCAGCTACGTCCTCGCATATCTCAACAAGGTGCAAATCGCGGAGAGCCTTTCGCAAGTAGCCGTTACTGAGATTATCGGCGTGGTGCTGGCATACTGCATTAAGTCAGTCGTAGAAAATCTGAGCAAAAATAACCACTGGCCGGACAAGCAGCTCCCGTCTCCCGATGCAGAGCCGCCTAAGTCCGAACAATAGAAAGGAACAAAAATGCTTAAAGGAACAGCTAATGAGGAGAGGATTTGGAACTACCTCATCGGAAAAGGGTTGAGCAAAGCTGGTGCTGCCGGTCTGATGGGAAACCTTTACGCTGAAAGCGGGCTGAGTCCGACAAACCTACAGAACACCTACGAGCGCAAGCTGGGGTTTACAGACACCAGCTATACTGCTGCTGTGGACAACAGCTCTTACACCAATTTCGTCCACGACAGCGTTGGGTATGGCCTCGCACAGTGGACCTATTGGAGCCGAAAACAGAATATGCTTGAGTTTGCACAGGCTGCGGGCAAGTCTATCGGTGACTTGGAAACGCAGCTCGATTGTCTTATTCAAGGAGCTGTCGGAAGGCTACAAGAGCGTTCTGAACACTCTCAAGACCACGACCAGCGTAAAGGCTGCCAGCGACAGTGTTCTTCTGAATTTTGAACGTCCCGCAGACCAGAGTGACACAGCAAAAACTCGCAGGGCTGGCTACGGCCAGACCTACTATGACAAGTATGCGAAGACCCTAAGCGGGTCTGGAAACGGAGGAACCAAAATGAGCAACAGCAGCCTCATAACCTATGCGAGAATTTCAAAGAACAAGACAAGCCCGCGTAAAAAAGACGTGGACACCATCACCCCCCACTGTATCGTCGGGCAGTGGACCGCAAAGCAAGGTTGCGATTACTTCGCTACCACCGACCGCTCTGCAAACTATGTCATCGGCAAAGACGGCAGTAAAGGTTTGAGCGTGGAGGAAAAAGACCGCGCTTGGACTACTGGCGGGGATAAGAACATCAACGGTTTCACCGGCAGTATGAACGACCAGCAAGCCATCACAATCGAAATTGCCAGCGATACGAAAGCACCTTACGCTATGACCGATGCGGCGATTGCGGCAACGATTGATTTGATGACGGATATTTGCCGACGTTACGGCAAGAAGAAACTGCTGTGGCTTGGAGATGCCAAAAAGACCGTGGCGTATCAGCCGAAAGCTGACGATATGAAGATTACCGTTCACTGCTGGTTTGCCAGCAAAGCCTGTCCCGTTGATTTCCTCTACAACAAGCTAGGTGAAATTGCTGCGGAGGTTACGCGCAGATTGGGCGGTCAATCTGCCACGCCGATTACTCCTACACCTACTCCTACGCGGACCGGAGGCGCATACAAGGTCGGAGACATCGTGGATTTCACCGGCAGCAAGCATTACACCAACGCAAACGCCACGAGCTGTCCGTCCTGCAAGCCCGGCAAAGCAAAGGTGACGAACGTTTATCCGAGCGGCAAGCACCCGTATCACCTCGTTGCGGAAAAGGGCGTTGGCTCTACGGTGTACGGCTGGGTAGACGCTACGGACATCGGTAAGGCAGCGTCCGCGACAAAATCTGTTGAGGAGCTTGCCAGAGAGGTTATCAACGGCAAGTGGGGCAACGGAGCCGACCGCAAAAACCGTCTGCAAGCGGTGGGGTATGATTACTCTGCTGTGCAGCGCAGAGTCAACGAGCTTTTGAAATAAGGAGGAGAACACCATGTCTGAATTTCTTTCTGAACTTTTAGTAGCAGTAATCACTGCTGCCGTTCCCGTGCTGTCGGCTTACGCCATCACGCTTATTCGCAAGGTGCGAGATAAGGTTGCTGCACAGATTGACAGCATCAAGCAGCAGGACTAAGATGATGTGTTTTCTATGCTTTGAGTATCCGCAAACCAGCCGCTCTCTTTTGCGTAATGAGTACACTTTACTCTGTAATAATACCCGCCTTTTACTGATACGGAATGTTTTGCAAGACTATATGAACTTGCAGATTTTTTCAGCTTGTCGCCTACGCTGACTTCGTTTGTCCAGTTAACTTTATCTGAACTTCTCTGCACAACAATATCTTTAAATCCGATATCTTCCATTTTTTTCGACGCTGAAGTCCTCGAATTTATGTATATTGCTTTTAATGAGCCTGAACAAGACAGTGAATAATATGTAATCAGTCCTGCTGCAAGCGGCTCTGCGCTCTCAGATAAAGCAATAGTATTTTCTGCCTTTTCAATTTCAGCGCCATACGCTTTAACAGGAAATCCTAAGCATATACTCCTGTCATTCCCATTGCCAATAGCTTGTTTTTCAATATTTCCTCCTGTTGCTAATTAATTGACTCCACTATTTTCTGACATTCATCATAATCCAATCCGTCTGAAAATATCACATACACTACGTTATTACTTAAATAAGTTGCGGTAAACGGATTATCTTCTTATTTTAAGTTTGTATATATTACCAACTTAAGACATTAAATATTGTCAGTTTTGTACATAGATTCTTCAATTTTTCTTTTTATTCTCTGTAACCGTTTATATATTGCTCCTTCATTTTTTCCAAACATTTTTGACAAGGTTATTATATCAATTCCGTCGATATAATAAGCTGTTATCAGTTTTCGTTCGTCTGAATTTAATACATTTTCAAAAGGAACATCCTCGTTATATTTATCC